TTAATACTTCTATCAAACACGGCGCCATTGGTACTATCTGTAACTAATGGACCTGCAGCATAATGATCTGGTGCTACAAAATTTAATGTTTCCCATTCAGGGTGTCCACCTTCAATTCCGCTATCTTGAATAACAACATCAACCCCTGTACCATCTAGTGGATACAAATAAGGATCTGATATTGATGTAATTGTTTGAGTGCCTGCTGGTGTACTACCGTTGCCATAATTTTCTGTTTCACTTATACAACGCTGTAATCCCCAGTTGTCAAGATTACCACTACTACCAGAACCTCTAAAAAAGTTTCCTGTTTGTGAAGCTCGCAAACTTATTTGAACATCGTCACGTTCTTCAACAGGAATTTCAACAGCTAAAACTCTAGCATTGTTTCTTAAATCTTCTGCTTCTGCGTCTGATAACATGAAGTGAGTTGATACTCTAGAAGCTTCACGAGGATTTGCAATTGTAACTTTTCTTGTTGGAATTGTATCTGAACCTAGTGCTGAAACCATCTCTGCATCAAGTGCATCAAGATCAACTCCGGGGTTTACTGTAACAATATATTCTCTGTCAGCCATGCTTTATACCTATACCAAGCTCGCCCAAGCACCATTTTGATATACCTGTGCTTTGTTCAACGTAGTGTCATATACCATATCACCGTTTGCAGGTGTTAGTGCATTTTTCTGTGTTGTTGTAAAGCTAGGCAGTCTAAATGGAGCACCGGTAACTCTTACACCGTCTTGTGTATCTAAAACTAGTGTTGAACTACTTGTAATCTGAGGTGTGCCAGTATCGGTCTGTGCGATAGTTTTTACTGATAATGTATCATTTACTGTTAAATTCTGTGTTATGTGATTTGTTGTTGTAAAGTCTGTTACTGAAAACTGTGCTGCTGTAAGCAAATTGTTTACAGTTAAATCGTTTTCAACAGTTAAATCACTTTGCATTGTAACAAGTGGAGTAACACTTATAGATGAACTATCACCTGTGTCAATGTTTGAACCTGTGAATACAAAGTTACCTACTTCAGCTGCAACTGCTCCGCCTGTTGCTGTACCACCTGATGACCATGCACCAAAGCCTGTACCGTTTACAGTTGTTGATAACGCACTGTCAGAGTATAAAGCAAACGATGTTGAAGTTGCAATGTTTACGTAGTATTCGTTACCATTAAGCTGCGTCATGCCAACAACACCAGTAATAGTTACTGGCTGTCCTTCATAGAAACCGTGTGCAGAAGCTGATGTAACTACTACCGGATTTGCTTGAGTTGCTCCGCTAATAGTTGCGGCAGCTGATCCGCTACCAACAGCGTCTGCGGCAGGTGACCATTGTGATCCGTCCCATTTAAGTACTTGGTTAGCACTCGGTGAACTTGATGCAACATCAGATAGTGTTGTAATTGATGTTGCTGTTAAATTTTGTAATGCACTATCTGCTTTAGTACCTTGTGCTGATGTTGCAGCATCTGTAATACCATAACCTGATATTGTAGTAGGCTTGCCTGTCAAACTTGTGAATGATTGTGCTGGTATACTTGTTAAATAACCTGATAAATCTGGTGGAGTAAATGTAAATACACCTGTGCCATTGTTGTATGCAAATGCTGATGTTCCGGCAGCCGCTGTGGATACACTTAAATCTGTTAATGCTATTCCACCTGTTGCTGCTGCATTAACCCAAGCTGCGCCATTGTATTTTAATACCTGATTAGTACTTGGTGTTGTAATAGTTACGTTTGTTAAATCTTGTAGGGTTGAAGGAATTGCAGGATAACCTAATACAGGTTGTACCCATTGATTGCTATCGCCATCATTGATATAAACATACAGTAGTCCATTATTGCTATTAAACCAGATTGTGCCCGCTGTTGGTGTGCTAGGTGCTGTTAGACTTACTTCAATACTGCCGCCACCACCACCAACTCCTGCTTCTGTTGCTTTTGCAGCAAATACAGAGTTAGTAATATTAGTTAAATCGCCTCTTGCTAATGGTAAACCACCTACAATCTCTGAGTCGTATAGTCTTATGGTGTTATTATCTTTATCGTAAAAGATCTCACCCCTGGCACCAGTCTTTCGGTCAAGAAACTCTGCATCTCTTGGTACTACTCTAAGATTATTAATGATAGGTATATTAGCCATATTTTCAATTCTTCCACTGTTATTACAAAGTATTTATCTGAATCAGACTAATAGGCTGTTAAACTTTCTGACCATAAATATACGTATGATCATAGATAAAGATATCGCCACTTGGCAAGAGGTCCTTAGACCTGAAGAATGTGCTCAATTAATTGAGTATTATGAACAATTACAAAAATTGGGCATGGCGCATTCTCGCCAGTCCATAGGTGACAATTCTGCGCACAACAAAGCAGATAATGCAGTGTTTCTTTTAGAACAACCGGCATTAAATCTGTCAACTGATAACCCTGCTGTGCATACATTTCTAGAAAGATTTATAGATTGTTGGAAACAATACACAGCCCATTATAGTGTGTTAACAGATTGTTCACCGACTAGAGTGTATTATATGAAAATTCAAAAAACACTACCAGGAGAAGGATATCACACTTGGCATTTTGAAGCTGATAACAAAGAAAGAGCTGGTAGAGTAGCTGCGTGGGGATTGTATCTTAACACTATTGAAGAAGGTGGTGAAACAGAATGGTTGTATCAACAAAAAAGAGTTCCAGCAGTTCAAGGTACACTTGCAGTTTGGCCTGCGGGATATACTCACACACATAGAGGTAATCCACCACTAAGTGGAGAAAAATATTTATTAACTGGTTGGGTAGAATACTAATGAAAATTATTCCTACATTTCCAACGGATATGTTTGAATTTCAAAATACCGAGATTGACAATAAACTATTAATTCCCGAACTTGAAAAATATGCAGATGCTGTTAAGTCTAGCGAAACAATAAGTTCGATGAGAAACCTACACGACAAAGAAGGATTGCAACCTTTATTTTCTTGGATTAACAAATGTATTGAAGAAGTTAGAATTGATCAAAAATATGATTGCGAAGGATTTGCAATTACTAGTAGTTGGTTTAATAGAGCATTACCACAAGACGGAATGAGATTACATTATCACAGGCACTCGATGAGTTTTCTTAGTGCTGTGTATTATGTAACTGACGGAAGCCCTACTGTGTTTGAAGATCCAGTAAAACATAGAACTGAAGCACAACTAGAAGTGTTAAGACACGAATACGCTCCGCACCATTTTATAGAAGCAGTTCCTGGAAAGTTAGTAATATTTCCTAGTTGGTTGTTTCATAGTTCAACACCGCATTTTGGAAACGAAGATAGATATGTTATTAGTTTTAATGTAATGCCCACAGGCGCAATTAATTACAATCTTGCAACAGACTCTGTTGCAAATATAGAAGTGCATAACAAGGAAAAAGGCGTATGATAAAAAGTTTACTAGTCTTAGGTGGTGGAAACGCTGGACTTATGACTGCATTATATCAAAAAACAGCAATTAGTAATATTGATATTACACTTATTAAGTCTAACAAGATTGGCACAATCGGAGTAGGTGAAGGTAGTACAGAACACTGGAAACGATTTGCACAAGCAGTTGGTATAACGCTAAAAGACCTTGTTGAAGAATGTGGCGCAACTATTAAGATTGGTATCAAATTTGAAAATTGGCACGGTGATGGTACTAGCTATTATCATAGTTTGGCCGACCCGTATGTATGGACTGACGGATATACTGGTGATGCACACACACTGATGCGTTTAATTGCAGATGGTACTAGCACTGAAGAATTACATTGGGACTTGCCAATGCAAGGATGGTTAAGCCCACCGTTTGAAGATTATTATCAGTTCCATTTTGATAGTGAAAAATTAAATGCATATCTATTAAAGAGGTGTATTGAAGCTGGAATTAAAGTAATCGATGCCGAAGTAGTTGATACTGTATTAGATCAAAACGGATTTGTTGATTATGTTGTTGACTCAACTAATGCAAAACATCATGCAGATTTCTTTATTGACAGTAGCGGATTTAAAAGAGTTATTGCATCTAAGCTAGGAGCAGAGTGGGTTGATTGGTCTAAGTATCTGCCAATGAATAGTGCTATTGCATTCCAAACACCATACGAAGAAAAAATTCCTCCTTACACATTATCTAAGGCAATGGATGCAGGTTGGCATTGGCGCAGTCCTGTACAAGATAGATTTGGTAATGGATATGTGTTTAGTGATCAATTTATTTCAGAAGACGAAGCCGTTAACGAAATACAAAAACATTTTACAGATACAATTAACATTGGTAGAAAAATTAACTTTGTATCAGGAAAAGTCAATAAGTTTTGGATTAAGAATTGTGTAAGCATTGGGCTTAGTAGTAACTTTGTTGAGCCGCTAGAAGCAAGTAGCATTTCAACTACTATTCAACAATCAAGAGCGTTAGCAGGTTCTTTAGCAACTTGGGATCGCAACGACACTGGCACCATTAAAGAATATAACAAAACATTTGACGATTGTTTATCTAATGTATTAGACTTTATTCAGTTACATTACTTTACACAACGCAATGATACTAAGTTTTGGCAATGGTGCAATAACGAAATTACTATGACAGACTTTAATAAAGAAAACATAGAGATGTTTAAAACTAATTTTGTTAATCAAGTATTGTTACCCGAAGACGGAACACATGGCAGTTTTAGAATATACGATTGCTTAAATTGGATTCAAGTGATGCACGGGTTAAGAATGTTTGATCAAAAAAATATTAAAAAATTGTACGAAAGTCGTTATAGTCATTATCGTACACAGGATATACAACAATTAGATCAACTTCCGCAAACTACTACAGGAGGCACATGGCTTACTTGTAGACAAGCAGTAGACAGTATTAAAGGAAAAGGGATTACTTACTCACTATGATGATTCAATCTTTAACAATATTAGGAGGCGGAACTAGCGGACTAGTTTCTGCAATGATAATTAAAAAATCTTTCCCTCATATTAACCTTACACTGTTGCGTTCATCTAAAATTGGAATTATTGGTGTAGGTGAAGGATCAACTGAACACTGGGAACATTTTTTAGGGCATGTCGGTATTGATGTGCCAACACTTGTAAGAGAAACAGGCGCCACATTTAAAGTTGGTATTAAGTTTACTAACTGGAATGGTGATGATAAAAGTTATTTTCATAGCTTAACATCCGCATACGGTTCATTAGATCCAAACAATGAAATGCCAGTATCGTGGATGAGAATGATTGCTGAACAATGGGACCCTTTAGACACTGCATGGAAACGTACACAAGATAGTTTACATGCTGAACCATTACATGCTACAGTAGCACAGTATCATTTTGATACACACAAATTAAACGAGTTTCTTGTTAAAGAATGCAGCAATCGAGATATTAAAGTATTAGATGTTGACATACAAGATGTAATTTTAGACAATACAGGTAATGTAGAATCGTTACTTGATACTACAGGTACTAAACATACTAGCGAGTTTTTTATAGATTGCAGTGGTTTTAATAGAGTAATTTCGTCTAAACTCGGACAACAATGGATAGACTGTTCTCATCAATTACCAATGAATAGTGCTATTGCATTTCCAACAGCTAGAACTGAGGACATACCTTCTTGGACAGAAGCAACTGCATTAAGTAGCGGATGGGTTTGGAGAATTCCAACACAAGATAGATACGGTAACGGATATGTGTTTAGCGATAACTTTATTAATAAAACGCAGGCATATGATGAAGTATCACAATACTACGAAAACGTTTTAGGTATTAAAAATTTAGAAATTGGAAAAGATGTAAAATTTAATGCTGGTTATGTTAACGAATTTTGGACTAAAAACTGTATGTCATTAGGTCTTAGTGCTATGTTTGTAGAACCATTAGAAGCAAGTTCGATTGGATCAACTATCCAGCAAACGTTTCTGTTAGTGGGATCACTTGCATACTATCGAAAAGATTCATCTAGTGCATTAGTAAAAACATTTAACAACAGAATGAATAAAGTTGCTACTAACATTATTGATTTTATTCAAATTCATTATGTTACTAAAAGAAACGACAGCGAGTTTTGGAAGTGGTGTAATCAAAATATTGAACTAACTGATTTCAATAAAGATACTCTTGGTACCTTTAAGCAAACATTTGTAAGTCCAAGCTATTTTGCAGAGCCTATGACAATGTTTAGTTTTTTAAATTGGTTACAAGTTATGCACGGCTTACACATGTTTGATTATGCATCTATTAAATCTTTTTGGAACACTAATTTTGCTAGTGTACACAACGATCAGATTTCAAGAGTTATACATGAAGGTACTGCTGACCGTCCTAATGAAGGGACAGTTTATACTCATAGAGAAGCACTAAACATACTAAAGGAGAGATATCTTGAAACCACAATCAGCCTCTAATCTTGTTATACTTGGTGGCGGCGTTGCAGGTTGGCTAACTGCATTAGTTGTTAGAAAAAAGTTTCCATCTATGCAGATTACTGTAGTAGAAGATCCCAATAAACCTCCTATCATTGCAGGCGAAAGCGGCACTACTACATTTGTTGAACTGTTAAATGTGCTTGATATTGATTTTAACGACTTTGTTAAACACACAAAATCTACTCCTAAGCTAGGTGGTAGCTTTAAAGACTGGAGCGGTGTTGGTAGTGAATTCATACATTGTTTACAAACTGATTATGCACCTTGGTTAGACGGCTGGACTGATACTAATAAAACTGTTAAAGACGTATCTCTTGGCCAATTAAAAAATATTATGGTAGCCGAAAGACAAAAAGATATATATCAAGCTACTCTGCTAGGAAACAATGTTCCGTTAGCAGATGCATTTTACGCAAATTATTTTATTAAAGAAAACAAAGTTCCTTTTGGTGCAAGTAGAGCTGAATTGCCTATTATTCCAATGTGGCATAACGAAAGTAGAGCAACAGCAGCGTATTTAAAATCTATTGCATTACAACGTAATATTAATTTAACAGAAGGCACATATGTTGATGCAACACAAGATAGCAATGGTAACTTAACATCATTAGTGTTAGATGACAACCGAGAAATTAATGCAGAATGGTTTATAGATT